CAAAAGATGTGCTAATGAAGACTGACGAAGAGGCTATCAAAAGGTCTCTTCGCAATCTTATTTACACCAACTTCTATGAGCGCCCTTTTCAAGCGCATCTGGGAAGTGGCATTTACCAGTTATTGTTTGAACCGCTAACACCGCTAACACAGACCTACTTAAAGAACGCGATTGAAGAGGTTATTCGCAACTATGAACCGCGCGTTAGAGTGGATCTTGTCAAGGTAACGTCTATTTTTGATAGAATTTCAGAGAAAGATATCAAAGCTACAGACGCTTATAATGCGCCAGACAGTACAGTTGATGATCATACCTTTGAGGTCACTATTCGTTTTACCATATTAAGCACGATGCAGCCAGTTGTAACCAGCCTTTTCCTAGAAAGAATCAGATAGAATGGCACCACAATCTAATACAGCACTCCGTATTACAGAACTTGATTTTGATAGTATCAAAGCCAATCTGAAGGACTATATGCGCCGTCAGGCCGTCTTCAAAGACTTTGACTTTGATGGCTCTGGCATGAACATTCTATTGGATATTCTAGCCTATAACACACACTATATGGGCTACTATGCCAACATGATTGGTAATGAAATGTTCTTGGACAGCGCCCAGCTAAGAAATTCTATTCTATCACACGCTAAGGCTATCAATTACGTACCTCAGAGCCGCATCGGTGCTATGGCGAGAGTTGATATCAAGGTTACACCAGATATCAATGAAGACCAGACAAACCAGATCCTAACCCTAGACAGATTTAATCGTTTCATCGGCCAGGATATCAACGGCGTAAACTATCCATTCGTAGCTGTTAGCTCAAATACAGTCACAAAGACTGGCAATTATTTCTTCTTCAATGATGTTTGGCTGAAGCAGGGTGAAGTGTTCACCCGTCAGTATGTCATGAATGAGAATAACAGAAGCCGTACATTTGTTATTCCAACAGCTAACGTAGATATGAGTACGCTTATCGTATCGGTTCAGAAGTCTCCAACAGATAGCAAGACAACAATCTATAACCGCGCTGACGATATGACCACTCTAACTGCAAACTCTGCGGTTTATTTCGTAGAAGAAAAGCCTAATCTGAATTATGCCATTTACTTTGGCGATGGTGTAATTGGTAAGAAGCCAGATATTGGCAACGTAGTCCGTATCACATACATCGACACACATGGTCCAGATGCTAACAAGATCACCCGCTTTGTTCCAGTTCAGTACATTGGACCATATAATGCCAATATCTCAGTCAAGGCGACCAACGTATCATTTGGTGGCTCTGAACGCGAGAGCGTAGAGAATATTCGCTTCAGAGCGCCTTATTTCTACTCCACACAGAACCGTGCAGTAACAAAGCAAGACTATGAGACCCTTCTCAAGAAAGATTATCCATACATCCAGTCTGTGGCTGTATGGGGCGGCGAAGAAAACGAAGAAGTGCAATACGGTAAGGTATACATTTCCATCAAGACAATCGATAATTATGCTCTATCTGAACTTGAGAAAGAAAATATCAAGATTAGTTTGATCAAGAACCGTAACGTTCTGACAGTTCAGCCTGAAATCGTAGATCCCAATATTGTCTACGTAAAAATGCGCGGTCGAGTGATTTATAATCCAAAGTTGACAACTGCTTCTTCTTCACAGATTGCCACATATGTTCGCGCAGCTATTGAAGACTATATCGCAGACGATCTAAACCGTTTCGACTCGGTGTTCCGTAAGTCAAAGCTTCAGTATTACATCGACAACTGCGAGTCGTCTATTGTGGCTTCAGACTTGGAAATCTATGTGCAGAAGAGACAGCTACTAGAGACTGGCATCACTAAGACATATCGCTTATCATTTGGTATGCCTCTGAAGCAGGGTGATTTTATCAATCGCTTGTCTTCATTCCCAAGAATTTCAGTTGAAGATAGCTCAGAAGTATTGCGTAAGGTATTCTTTGAAGAAGTTCCAGAAGCTTACACAGGCATCGCTAGAATTGCTGTAACAAGAGGCGGCAGTGGTTATATCAGCCAGCCATCAGTAACTATTGTTGGCGATGGCACCGGCGCTACAGCTAAGGCGACTGTGGTCAACGGTAAGATCCAATCGATTGAAGTGCTAAATGCCGGTATCAATTATACCAGAGCCCAGGTCGTTATATCTGGCGGCGGTGGCACAGGCGGTGTTGCTGTAGCTGTTACTGACGTTTCAATCGGTGCTATCAGAACCTACTACTTTAAGTCTAATGGTCAGAAAGTAATTGTAAACGACAATGCTGGTGAAATCAACTATGCTACTGGCACTGTTACTATCAAGTCATTTACGCCGCTTGAAGTGGAAGAGAATGATAGATATGAATTGGACAATCTTACAATTGATGTGCCTACAGAAAACGATATCCTATATCCAAAGAGAAACACGATTATTTCTGTTGATATGAATGACGGTTCAGCTATTCAAATTGATATTGTCGCAGAAGGATAAAAATGGCTCAGACTGACGATAGAATATCAAGCTTAGTTGCGTCCCAAGTACCGTTCTTTATCAGGAACGATCACCCGAACTTTGTTTTATTCCTTGAAGCATATTATGAATACCTAGAGCAAAACGGTAAGCCTGTAGCTGTTCTAAAGGAAGCTATGAGCTATCAAGACGTTGACGAGACGTTGACACAGTTCATGAAGATGCTCCAGAAAGAATATCTTCAGCTAATCCCTACCGGTGTTGTGGCTGATAAGGCGCTTCTCATCAAACACATCAAAGACCTGTATAGAGCTAAGGGCTCAGAAAAAGCCACAAAGTTCTTGCTCAATATTCTATTTAATGGCAAAGAAGCTGACTTCTACTATCCAAAGCGCGATATTCTTAGAGCGTCAGACGGTAAGTGGTATATCAAGAAAACTCTGAAGATCAAAGACTTCGTGGTATACAAGCAGGTGTTTGGTCAGTATGTGGCTAACAACTCTTCCCGCATTCAGTTCAATATGAAGAACCATGGGTTTACCAACGCCAATTCGGTCTTCATTCGATTCACAACTGGTGCTATCAAAGATAGACAGGTTGATGACTATGCTATTCAAGTAGCAAACGCAAACACTTTGTTCATTACATATGACTCAGTTGTTACTGGTAATGGTAATGCCTATATTCAGACGGCTCTTGGCGGTCCAACGACTGATCCAGAAACGCTAAAGCTATTCGTTAACAAGGTTGTCAGAGGTGATGACTCAGGTGCGACCGCTGTAGTAGAAGCTCTAGAAACATACTATGAGAAGGGCTTCTTGGTAAACGAAATCGAAATTACCAATCAGAAGCGTAACTTCTTGTTCTCTGAGTCAGTTTCTACTAATGTTATCGTAGACAACGAAAACAGACTGATCAGAGCCAACATTTACTCAGGTATCGTTTCATCTATCAAGCTACTAAAAGGCGGTAAAGAATACGAGCGTGGTATGATTATCCCTGTAGAAAGCAATACAGGTTCTGGTGCTATTGTGCGTGTTGATGATGTTACAGATGGTGGTATCAATGCTGTTATTACAGATGCTACGCAAATAGGTGCTACTGGTGCTGGCTTTAAAGTTGATGATGGTATTATCGTAACTGGTGGTGGCGGTGCAGGCGCCAATGCATTCGTGTCTGCGGTCAGCTTAAACGAAACTTATCATCCAAATTCGTATAACCTGGTTATCTCTTTGATTAGCCAAGAACAAAATACGGCGATTGGTAACGCAACATATTCAAATTTACATACATCAGGTGTTACAGATCCAGCTAATACTTGGATCGCCAACTCTATGCAGTATTGGACATATTCTAACTGCGGACCATTCCAAACAGCCGTGGTGACCATCGCAGGTGTTCGTTATAGAAGCGCACCAAGAGCGGACGTTCGTGCAAACTCTAGAATTCGCGCTCTAGGTATTCTAGGTCGTATGGAAATTGTCAACGGCGGCACTGGCTATGCTGCAAACGATAAGATTTACTTTGATAACATCCCTGGTTCAGCAGGTGCTGGCGCTAAAGCCAACGTTGTAGCCGTTAACGCAACAGGTGCTATTACTCAAGTCAAGTGGGAACAAATACCAGGCTATCAGATCGGCGGCTCAGGCTATACACAAGCGTATCTGCCAAAAGCTAATATCAGAACATCTGGTGGCACCGGAGCTAACGTTCTTGTCACAGCCGTTTTAGGTGACGGTGAGAGCTTGGTTGGTACTACGACAACCATCGGTGAAATCAAGAGATTGACACTGGTTGCTGGTGGCGCCGGCTATGAGACTGTCCCAGTGATTAACTTGAAAGCCTTTGGTAGTGGCACGGCTTGTGCCAGAGCTAACATCATTACTGGTGTGTATTCCTATGAAGGTCGCTATATCAACGATGACGGTCACTTGTCTAGCTATAACTTCTTGCAGGATAGAGACTACTATCAGCAGTTCTCATACGTTATTCGTCTAGATCAATCACTAAACAAGTATCGTGGTGCGGTTCTCAATCTATTACACCCAGCCGGTCTTAAGTTGTTTGGTGAATTCCTATATGAAGATGCTGGCGATAGCACCTATAAGTATAGCCAGATTGACGCTGTAGCCAATACAAACGTTGCTTCGTTCTCTAGATACACAGCCAACTATCGCTCGACGGCTGCAACAGCTGGTTCTAACGTTGCAATAAATATCAAGGACCATGAACTAGTAAAGAACAACGCCGTATATCTAGAGTTCACAGATGGTGGTCTAGATAATGTCAGCGACTACTTCCGTGTGACTGGAACAGGTAACAGCAACGTATTCTATGTTGTCTATACGGTAGATAATACCATCACCAGCACAGGTAACGTCTACTTCTACAAGCAAGATTAACTAAATAAGTCTTAGAAATTTGAAAGAACTGATCAATGGTATCCTCACTATCTAAAAATATGTCTGTCTTTGCGGCTGAACAATTCTTAGAGTCGTTATATGAACAAGATTATAACAATCTTTATCTGACCATCGGTCGCGTCGATGCATGGCCTGACGAAAACTCTCCTAATAAAGCCAACTCTTCACCAGCTTCTTTCTATGAAATTTGGCGCAATATGATTGGCGGTAAGAAGATTACCGGCAATGATGCTCGCCATGCTATTCCAAGATATAACTGGGTGTCTGGTAACACATATCATGCTTATCACCAGAATGATGATATTGCAGCATTACATGCCAATGGTGTTCAGTTTTATGTGGTCACTGATGAGTGGAATGTATATAAGTGTCTTTCAAACAATACGAATGTTGTTTCTACATATAAGCCATATCAGACCGAAGCGGGTAAGACACAGACAACCGCGGACGGTTATATCTGGAAGTACATGTATACATTGTCTGCCGCAGACCAATTGCGTTTCACCACAAACGAATATATCCCTGTCAAGACGCTCAATCTAGACGATAACTCTCTACAGTGGGATGTGCAGCAAGCCGCATTCGATGGTGGTATTGAAGCTGCTAGAATTACCAATAGAGGATCTGGTTATACAGCATCTTCAAACGTTCGAATCACTGTAAAGGGTGATGGCGATGCTGCTGAATTGACGCCGGTTATCAACGTAGCTGCTGGTAAGATTGATCGAATTTCGGTCGAAAACCCCGGCTTCGGTTACACATTTGCTTCAGCCACTATCACATCTAATGTAGGCACTGGCGCATCTTGTGAAGTGATTATCAGCCCACCAGGCGGACACGGATCTAATCCTGTGGATGAGCTTGGTGGCTCGGCAATGATGATAAATACAAGATTGAAAGGTTCTGAAGGTGGCAAAATTCAGGTAACAAACGATTACCGTCAGATCGCACTCATTCAAGACCCTTATATTTTCGGTACTACAACAAGAGCAGCTAATAGTGCTTTCAGTCAGCTAACTCTGTTTAATGTCAACGGCTCTTCTCTTAACTATATTGAAGATGAAATTGTTTTCCAAGGCACGACATTAGAAACAGCTTTCTTTACTGCAAAGGTTGCCAAGTGGATACCATCATCTCTTGAGCTATATCTGACTAACTGTATAGGTGTGCCAAGACCTGAAACTGTGACAGGACAAACAAGCAAAGCGGTTTGGTTCGTAAATAACATTACCTATCCAACGCTCGAACCTTTCTCTGGCAAGATGCTATATACTGATAACATCAAGTTGATTTCCAGAGCAAGTGATCAGACTGAAGATTTCAAAATAATTATAAAGTTTTAGAGGTAGAATAACAAATGGCAAATTCCAACGTAGCGCCTACAAAGGTCGTACCAGTAGAGTCAAAGGTTTATCCTTTCTACGATGACTTCGATGAGTCGAAGAACTTCCATCGTATTCTGTTCCGTCCTGGCTACGCTGTGCAGGCCCGTGAGCTTACACAGATGCAAACCATTCTTCAGAACCAGATCGAAAGATTTGGTAATCATATCTTCGCTGAAGGATCTATTGTTAAGGGTGGTCAATGCACCGTTGAAAGAGCAGATGTTATCACTGTTAGCTCTCAGTATGATGGTGTGGATATTGATGTAAATCAGTTTATTGGTAATACTGTAACTTGCGTTGCTGGTTCTATCGTTTCTACCTCATCTAAGCCAGTTTCAAATCAAGTTGTTCGCGCTAAGATTTTCGCAGCCGATGTTTCATCTCCTACTGCACCAGCTTTTGCCATTAACTACATGAACTCAGGCGCTACACTTGGTGTTGGTGCCACAATCCAGATCAGAGGCAGCACAACGAATGCCAGTGTTACAGCGGCTAATACTCAAATTCGTGGTTCTGTGGCTCGCGTCGAAGAGGGCATCTTCTTCATCAGTGGTTATTTCGTTAAGGTGCCAAAGCAGTTCCTAATTCTTTCCAAGAATAACAGCAAGCCTTCTTATCGCGTAGGTCTTGAGCTTCAAGATGAAATCGTTACCGAAGACACAGACATTTCGCTTCTCGACCCAGCACAAGAATCTTACAACTATCAGGCGCCAGGTGGTGCTAGATATCGCGTCAATCTACAGCTTGTTAAGAAAGAGTTAGACGACGAGTTTGACACATCTAAGTTCATCGAATTGATGACCATTGAAAATGGCGTGATCAAGCGCGTTAACAAGTATCCAATCTATTCAGACATTGGCGACACAATGGCTCGCCGTACATTTGAAGAATCGGGCGACTACACTGTTGATCCATTTATGCTTGAGCTTAAAGCAAATGCATCTAACGATTTGACAGTTATTGCATCTCTTGATCCTGGTCGCGCCTATGTTAAGGGCTATCGTTTCGAGACAACTAGTTCTACACCATTGGATATTGACAAGGCTAGAACAACTCGTAACATTCAGAACTACAGCCTTAACATGCCTCAAGGCAATTATATCAATGTAACTCGCGTTAGAGGTAATACATTCTTCGATACTTCTGTAATCACAACTATCGATATGCACTCTGTTCCAGCTTCACTGGTTCAGACAGCTAACAGTTTTGTTTACAACTCTACAAAGATTGGTAGAGCAACCATTCGTAACATGGTTTACAGTTCTTCTAGCGATCCATCTGTTTCAGATACATTTAAGTTCCAAGCTTACGTAACAGATACAAACTTCACTACTTTGACTTCTGATAGTGCTGGCGCTAACGCTAATACCACAGCGTCATTTGCTCTTATCAATAAGCAAAGCACTGGCGCAGCAATTCGTGAGTATGGTCTTGGTATACCGGCTGGAGCATCCGGTGAACTTAAAATTCTATTCAACACTTATGCCGCATGGAATAATGTGATCGTTAGATCCAATTCAACTAGTGCTATACTTCTAAGAAACGATACTGATCCTCTTCAGCCTAAGTTGCCAACCGAAGTTGAAATTCAAGAACACGTTTCTCTAGGTGGTTCACGTTTTATCGGTAGCAACGGCGTAGGACCAAGTCCTGGCGAAGCTGATCAGTCTCGCTTTGGCATTATCCGACTAAATGTAACCGGAGGCGAAGGATTTACAGTTAACGTAGGCGGTACTACACCATTTGAGTACTCTGCAATTGTTATGCCCGCTCTATCTCAAAACAAGATTCGTCTTGCTACAGGTCCAAATCTACATAAAGTTTCTTCTATTGATGGCGCATACACTGGCGCTACAATTGCAATCTATGCTGGTCGCGCAGCAGGCTATAAAGGTTTCATCACAGCTTACGATGGTGAAACTAGAATTGCCACTGTTTCTCCAGCATTCACAACAGTTCTACCAAATGCTACATCAAAATATTCCATCACATTTGATGAGGGTGACATCCGTTCATTTGTATCACTAACCGGAACAACAAAGGTTTCTGTTGCGGATGTTGATATTAGTTCAATCTATAAGGGAGCATCATACTTCTCAGATAAGGCATACGACTCTCTAGTATATGCTCTACCAGATTCACCAATCGCAGCCGGTTCTATTGCTGATCAGAGATATGCATACAAGCACCTATTTAAGGATAGAGTGTTTGACTCTCTTGGTGATCATGAACTAACAATCACCACTGAGCAGGGACTTGCAACTGGTGCCGTTCTTCAGGGTTCAGGAGTATTGACTAGCGGACAGATACTGAGCAACTATCTTGTGGTTGTTCGCGACAATAACGGCTCAGCTAATATTGCCAATGGTCAAGTTATCTCATATACTCGTCCAGGCGCAAGTGTTAACGTAACTGGCACAGGCACTGTCGCCAAGTTCACTGGTGGATTTGATGCTGACGTTCTAGACTTCAACGGCTTTAAAGCTGATATTCTAGCCACCGTTAACATCAACAATGGCACACTAAGAGACCCAAGATCAAAGACCCTTGTTTCTGGCAACAACTATGCTGCTGTGATTAACTCGCCAAGCTTTGGTCCATATGGAGCTTCGATTACACGCGGATACTATACAGCTGGACAAGTTTACATTCAGAATCCAAACAGAATTGCTGGTCAAGCCGATAACCTTTATATGTCAGACGTTCTTCGCATCAGAGGCATCTATGCTTCAACCACATCTACGATTGCAGCCGGAACACAACTATCTGGCGGCGGTCTGACAGATGTAACTAAGAACTATACATTTGATAATGGACAAACTGGTACACTTTATGATCATGCTAAGATCATTCTAAAGCCTGGCTATTCAGCTCCTAAGGGTGCATTGCTTGTCGTATTCGATTACTTCGACCATGGTGCAACCGGTGGATACTTCTCTGTAGATTCGTACACAAATGTGGACTATGAAGATATTCCATCATTCTACAATCGTAAGAGAAATATCACATATAAGCTAAGAGACTGTATTGACTTTAGAGCGGTGAGAACAAATGGTTCAAACACAGCATCTACTTACAGCATCAGCAATGGTAGAATTCCTGTTGTAGATTCAAACTTCCAGCTTGACTATAATTACTATCTTGGAAGAATTGATAAGATCGTTCTGAAGTCATCTCTTGAATTTGACGTTATTAAGGGTCGTCCTTCAGATCGTCCTCAAGAGCCAAAGCTTACAGATTCGGACATGCTTCTGTATACTCTTAAGGTTCCAGCGTACACGTTCAATGCAAAAGACATTGATGTTGAGATGAAGGAAAATAAGCGTTATACAATGCGCGATATTGGCGCCCTTGAAACACGTATTGAGAATCTAGAGTACTACTCAACTCTATCTCTACTTGAAAAGTCTGCGATGGAAAAGACTGTGCTTGACAATAACGGTCTAGATCGTACCAAGTATGGTATCATCGTTGACTCATTTACATCATTTGCTGTTGGTCAGGAAGATGATGCAGACTTCAAAGCTGCTATTAATAGAACAGAAGGCAGCCTTCTAGCGGAAACTGAAATTTCAAACCTCGGTTTTGATGTGTACAGCCGCAGCGGTGTAGTCGTTAATAACGATATTGCAATTCTAAACTACTCTAGAGTGCCCGCAATCACACAGCCATACGCTTCTAAGCCTGTTTCTATCCAAGACTTCTTGATTCCAAGAATTGATGGTGACGTTAGACTTGTGCCTGAAACCGACATTTGGTACAGCACAGAAATTCTTCCTGATACTGTTATTCCTATCGACGGAGGCACTTCAAATCATCCAGGCACAACATATGAAGACCTTGGTGATCGTGTAACAGACGTTAGTATTATTCCATATATGCGCGCCCGTCCAATCAAGTTCTTGGGTCAGGGTCTAAGAAGAGATAGAGTATACTATCCATTCTTTGACGGCGTTAGCGTCCGCAACTATATCGCAAGAGCAAACGAACTAACTGTTAGATATACAGGCGGATCTACAGCCGCAGACTTCAGAGACTTGAGAAAGGGTGCTGGCGAATCTCTAGTTGCCAAGGGCAACTCAGTACCATTGCTTCTAGTCAAGGCTAACACAATGTATGTTGGTCCTGAAATTGCTGACGAATTTGATAAGTTCGTTGATGATCCATCTGATCCAGATATGACCAAGTTTATCTCTCAGAGAAAGACTGATGGTCTAGCAGCTAGAACTCATAATTTTACATACAAGACCGAAGCAACTATGCACGTTCTACATAATGTGTATAAGGCTTTCAACTCTGTTGAAATCTTTATCTCTGATGGTCAAGGCGTGTATAATGTTGACGGCACTCTGAATACAAGTTCACCTAAAGTGACAAAAATCTTCAGTGCCGACGGATATACTACACAAGGTAGAACTCCAAACGATAAAGAAATCAAGGAATACTTATCTATTCCTTATACTGGTGCAAACATTGCTCCAAGTAAGTACATTGGTGCTCTTGGTGCTGCTCCAGAACTAGGTACCAGTGATCGTATGAGATTTGCTATCTTTGAGTATCATCATGAGCCAGATAAGGCTAACACAGTACACGTAGTTGTTGGTCGATTGTCTCCTGCAAGCTTGGCCGCCGCATCGAAACACTCGCCTTATCAGTTCGCTATCTCGTTTGTTGGTAAGAATAGACAGCTTGCAACAGAAGGATCAATCCTGAACGGTCAGTATATAACTGGATCTAGAAGCAATGCAACTGCTCAGATTCTTGCTATGGAACACTATAGCGGCGCTGCTCGTCCAATTGCTACAACAAGTTCCGCTTACGATGCTGGAATTAAACTTTCTGCTTCAGCAAGTTCTATGACAAACTTCTACACAGGAAATACAATTTACATTGTTGATGGTTCTGGTGAAGGTCAGAGCCGCACAATTACTAGCTACAATGGCATCAGCAAACTTGCTATGACAAATGCTGATTGGACAGTAAAGCCAACTTCAAACACCATCTACTCAATTGGACCGCTAGAAACCAATGAGTATGGTGACCTACCTGGCGTATACTTCTTGCCATCTAACTCAAAAATTAAGTTCAGAACTGGCGAAAGACCATTTAAGCTAACTGAATCTCCAGCTAATGATGATGAAGATTCGATCTGCGAAGCAGAACACACATATAAGGCTGAAGGTCTAAACATCACGAAGCAGGGTGACACTCTGGCGATCACAACTCGTCCACCGCCACCTCCGCCGCCAATTCCGCCTTTCCCATTCTTCTTCTTCAATAGGCAGCGTGACCCTATTGCACAGTCATTCTTTGTTGATCCTGCTGTATATCCACGCGGCATGTTCATCGAATCTATTGATGTGTTCTTCGCACGCAAGGATGCAACTGCTCCTGTCACATTGAAGATCAGATATATGGATAATGGCTATCCTGCTCCTAAGCAGGTGCCAGGCGCAAAGGCTGTGGTTCAAGCGGACGATGTTAACATTTCAACTACACCAAGAGTTGGAACAGCCGCAACTGCAACTAAGTTTAAGTTCCCGAACCCAGTTATGCTTCCACCAGGCGAGTATTGCTTCGTGCTTTACTGCCCATCGCAGGAAACAGAAGTTTGGGTTGCCGAGCTTGGTGCAACGTGGGTTGGATCAACATCGCTCATCTCTAAGGCGCCTTATCTCGGATCAATGTTCAAGTCGCAGAACGATACAACATGGACAGCATTCCAATTTGAAGATATCATGTTCAACATCAACAGATGCTTCTTCTCAACAGGCATCGATGGTATAATCAATCTATGGTCTGAGAAGCAAAGAGAAGCTTCTTACTTTGATAGATATCTATTCAATGCAAGTGATATTGTGCCAAAGACAACAAAAATCTCTTATGAGATGAAGACTTCGGCTGATCTTGATTACGTTGATATCACACCAAAGAAGTTGGTTACTTTCCCAACTATCGATGGCTCTTACACAAGAAGAAGATTTGAACGTGCTAATGGTTCTATTAAGATCAGAGCAACAATGTCAACCGATGACAATGCCATTAGCCCAATCTTGGACGTTCAGAGACTTGCTCTTCGCACCTATGACATGAAGATTAATCAGGGTGGTATCTATGATCGCAACGTCAAGATCAAGAACAGCGGTTCAGGATACACATCTGATCCAGTTGTTACTGTTTCTGCACCAGGCGGTTCAGGCACAACTGCTATTATCAAAGCATACGCTGATGATGATGGTGAAATCAATGACTACGAAGTAATCAATCCAGGTTCTGGCTACTTCACCACGCCAACTATCACTGTGACAGGCGGCGGCGGTACAGGTGCGGAGCTTGAAATTACAACTGAAGAATCGCCATCAGGCGGCAATATGGACGTTCGCTACTTCACGAAGCAAGTGACTCTTGCTGAAGGATTTGACGCTGGCGATCTAAGAGTTTATCTAGACGCTTATCGTCCAGCTGGAACAGATGTTGCTGTTTATTACAAAGTGCTAAATAACAATGACTCTACTCCGTTTGATAACAGACCATGGATCAAGATGAGACAAGAAGGTAGAACCGTTGTTTCCAGAACAGACAGCAACTTCATTGAGTATGAGTTCTCTGCTGATGATGGTGATGGTCGTATGAGATATAACAAGAATGATGATGAATCACAATTCAGAACATTCCGTTACTTCGCTATCAAGATCGTGATGACTTCGGACAAGAACAATACGATTCCAAGAGTTAGAAACTTCAGAGCTATGGCATTCCCAGGAAATGATACCTAATGTCTGATAACTGGTACAAGGTGAAAAATTACGAGCATCTTAGACGCGACCCACGCTCAAATGCTATACTGAACATTAATGAACAGGAAGCAAAAGAGTACCAGTTGCGATCTAAGGTGCTTAACAGTAGTCGTGCCAATATGGAAGAGATAAATAGCATTAAAGAGAAGTTGTCCAAAGTTGACTCTTTGGAATGCGAGCTAAAAGAGATTAAAGAACTGCTACAGAGGATTGTCAATAAATGACTGTTACGATTGACCTAGTCACACTGAATGATACATTTGACGAATGGAGAACAAGAACTAACCAACTAATCAATGTTGTGAATGACATTGAAGCAAACACAAATTTGGTTAACTTCATCTCAAATACATCGTCTATTACCATCACACCTCAAACTGGTCGTGGTGGTTTTGTCCGCATCAACGCGAACGTGGTCAATCGCGTCAATGATACTTCGACAATCAACATTGCAGCAGCTTCAGCAGTCAATACAGTCTATAATGCAGTCATCACTCTTGACGGTAGAGCTAATGGCGCAACTCAAAATATCATTAATACTGGTACAGCAGCTAACGGTTATACCGATCTTGTTGGAGCAGCAGGCAATTCTTACACCAGAACTCTTGTAACAGCCGCAAACAATTGGGCAAACACGATATCAGCAATAATCGGTACTGCTGGTAACAACTATACCAATACAGTAGGTGCCGCAGGCAATAACTATTCTAACCAGATTGGTATCCGTTCAAACTCATGGGCCAATCTGGTCGGCACTGCTGCTAACTCGTATACAGATACGGTTGGTGCTGCTGGTAATAACTATACAAATACGGTTGGTACAGCCGGTAACAATTATACAAACGCTGTTGGAACAGCAGGTAACAATTACTCTAACCAGATTGGTATCAGATCAAACTCATGGGCTAACCTAGTTGGTGTAGCAGCTAACTCTTATGCTCTAACGCTAAATCAAGCTGCCGCAACATATGCAGATCAAGTTGGTACTGGCGCTAACAACTTCGCTAGAGCCACTATTGCTGGCGCAAACCTAGCTTGGCAGTCAACTCTCGCTGGTGCAAACGCTGCTATTGGAACTGGAGCTAACACTTTCGCTAATAGCGTTGGAGCAGCAGCTAATAGTCACACCCTTGGCGTAGGCGCAGCAGGCAATAACTACACAAATACAGTAGGAGCCGCAGGTAACAATTATACCAATACTGTCGGTGCAGCAGGCAATAACTATATGATCGCTGTAACTACAGCTGGCAATAATTATGCCAATTTGATCGGAACTAGATCAAACTCATATGCAACTGTAATTGGTTTAAGTTCTAACGCATGGACAAACACTGTAGCTGTAGTAGCTAATAACTATGCCGGTGTTATGGCAAACGCTTCCAATGGTCTAGCTTCAAGCGCACAGTCTCGCGCCGATAGCGCACACACCAGAATTGATAACCTCATTCTATCTACTGGTGGTGATACTGCTTATCTGGCTGATCAGGTAACATACGCTAATGCAATGGCTATCTCGGCTCGCTATGAAGCAAACGTAGCTCGTCAGACCGCAAATGCAGCATTTGGTGTAGCTAACAATGCTCTATCGAATACCAGTGGCTCTTCTTTCAATGGTAACCTTATCTTCCCATCAGGCAACATTGGTATTGGTGCTGCTGTTGTGCCAACCAAGTCGATTGATATCTATGCTGAAGATACTGAAACTTTCGTAGGTACAGGTTCTATCACAGGTAACGTTCTAACAATCACCGCAGTAACTTTCGGTACGATTGCTAACGGTGCATATATTGCAAGTGAAGCATATCTAGGTGAACTAGGAACCTATATCGTTGGTTATAGAACAGGTTCGGGCGGCACAGGAACTTATTATGTAAGCCATCCACAAGAAGTAGCCTCGTCTACGATCCGTGCATCAAGCTTGAACCGTAATACCATTCGTATCATGAAGAACGACGATACGGTTTATCCTGGTCAGATTCTCGGTGCACTTGAATTTGCCACAAACGACACAAGCGTTACAGGCAAAGAAACGACAAGAGCATTTGTTGCTTCTCAGATCGAAGATGCTGACGCATCAGCCGCTCTAGTATTTGGTACTGGTTTTGTAGGCAACTCTTCTGCAACAGCAAATTCGGCCACAGAACAATTGCGTATCAACTCTAAGGGTGCTGTATCATTCAACTCTGGCGGTTTTGGTGTTGCCGGTCAAGTTCTAGAAAGCAGAGGTTCAACAATCTCTCCAAACTGGAGACCAGACTACGCATTCGATAAAGCTAACTCAGCTAACCTTCTAGCATTC